GTTGTACGGAAGTCGTTCTCGAATACTTTAAGAGGAATTGTCAATCGTGCATCACCAGAAACACGGTGTACAGTTGTTCCGTCATCATCAAGAAGCCAACCATCACTTTTCCAGTTGTAGTTGCTAAACGAGCATTCTACATCTCCATAAGACCATGTTGCGGGTGTAGCCTCATTATTATTTCTACCATAACTTGTTAAGTGCAATTCAAGATTTTCCGTTTCTGCGGAAACATCAATTTCTGTTACGGTTACAGTCATAGAAATTGTTTTCTTTGTGTCACCACAAATAATTTCCAGTTTCAAAGAACCTACATCGTCTGCTCGATAAGACCATGTGTGTTCCGTTCTATCAACTTCCGTCAACTGTGCAACCTCTACATTATTCGCTTTGAGCGTAACAGAAGATGTCATACTCGCAGGATTGTAAACAATATACGGAATATTGATAGTTTCATATTGTTTAATAGTAGTCAAATCAAATGCACTTGCAATAATTGGCGTTGTATTGCCAGCCTTTACACAAATCAGGTCATAAAGCAAGTGATTAGATTCAACAGGCTGCCCATCAATTTCTGCGGTAAAGTAAACCTCAAATTTGTGAGAGCCATGACTTTGGGAGGGAATAATATACGATTGCTGTCTACCGGAAGTAGAAACAACAGCAGTTCCAAGTTCCTCTCCATCTAAAATAAAGTGCATTGTTTTGCTTACACTGCCTTTTGGAACATAGGTATATGTAATTGCGCCGGTTTGTGCAACACTCGCATCAAAAGTTGATGATAACGAGAGTGCGACAACAGACACGGTAAAGTTAATTGTTCGGCTATTTCCATATGCATCGGAAATAGTAACTTTAACGGTGTTCGTTCCTACCAAGAGGAATGGAGTAACATTGATTGTTACTTCACCCTGCGTAACATTTGATGTCAACTTGGTTGCACCACCAACTTTGACTGTCAAAACACCGTTACCGGTTGGAACTCCATCTTCGATAGAACTCCAATTAACTTTGATTTGACATTCTGCGTTTTCACCGATAGAATTTGACAACCAACCTGTTGCATTTGCCATAGTTAATACAGCATTGTTGGACGAACCGCCTCCGCCCCCGCCACCGCTCGTGGCAACGGTTACGCCATCACCGATGATTTCGCCTTCAGACATAAGATAGAGTTTTCCATCTTCTGTATTAAAAAAGAGATTGTCTGCCTTTAATGCTACTTTTGCACCAAATACAATCTCTTTTTCCTCAACTGCATCTTCTGATGCTTCCGCTCTTAAAGCAGCCGCTTCTGCTCTTGCGGCATCTACGCTTGCGGTTTCGTTTGTGTTTTCGAGTTGTATAATTGCATTTTCAATTCTTTCTGCGGATTGATTGAATTGCTCTGTTGCATTGTTTGCGTTTTGTGTTGCAGTTTCCGCATCTGAAATGGCTTTTGCAGTATCAGTTACTCTTTTTGCTTCCGCAGCAACTCTTTTATTTTCTTCGGCTTTACGAGAATTCTCGTTATTTATTCTTGTTGTCTCTGATGCATCTCTGGTATTTTCAGAAGCAACTCGTAATTCCTCTGCGGCAACCCTCGCTTCTTCTGCTGTCACTCTGGCTGCTTCCGCAGTTGCAAAAGTTTGACAATTCTCTAAAATCTCATAGTACGAAATGTAATCATTTGTGCTATCATAAATTGTATCGGATGGTTGTGGTCTTGCCCTAACATTTACTCTAAAACGAGCAATGCTCCTTCCTCCGCCATTTTCCGTTTCATCAAATACATAACCAATTATCTCATATGGCTGTGTTAAGAGAATATTCGGGATTTTTGCAGTTAATATTCCATCATTATATGTACTTTCAACTACATAGGCGACTTCTTCTGAATTATTAAAAAAATGTATTTTATGGGATTCTGCGATAAATGTCTCTTGAAGATAAATAGAAACATCTCTATCCCATTGGGCAAGAGCGGTGATTTGATTACCGCCAGAATCATAACATATAATGTTTTTCATATTAGATTTTCACCCTTCGTTTATTTTTCTACCTTGTGGTAATTACATAAGAGAAATAGTAAATACTTCTCTTATGTAATATAATTGTTGTATGGTCAATAGTATCTTACTGATTTAATTGCCCAAAATGGTTAATAAAATAATGGTTTTATTCATTCGCTTTCTTTATGTACTCGGCAGTGCCAATATATCTATGCTCGACCTCACGAGGCGGGCGTTTTGGCAAAGCACGAAGTTCATTCATAAGACCAAGCACGAATGAATTTCCGTGTTCTCTTTCGTAAATAGCAAATCGTTTTTCAAGACATTCCATAGAGTAGTCATCTATCCATTCCTGCTCATACACAAATTTGTGATGCTGGAGGGTGATAAATGCCTTGATGTCCTCTTTATCTGATTCAATCAGCATTTCAATAGATTCTTCAATTTTCTTAAATCTACTTTCCGCTTCTGCAAATCCCTTGTCAACGACTTCCTTTTCGTCATAGAACTTGTTCAAATCTTCAATTTCTTCTTCTATCTTATCGTGTTCTTTCTTTTCTTCTATTGCCTTGTTTGTGGATTTGCGAACCTTTGCTTTTACCCAATCAACAAAGTTAAATCCTTCTTTGATTGCCAAAATGAAAATCAACGCAAATACCAAAAACTCGGCAAAAGTGTATTCTGAAAGAAAGTCTCCGATTGATACAATGTCTTTCATAGGTAATCCTCCGTTGTTGGCGTGAGTGATTTACCTAAATCACCTAACGCTTTATTCTTCTTTAATAAAGGGGGAATAAGCATTCAAACTCTCAAATTCGTTTATTTATTTTTATATATTTCACGTAAACAATAGAAAAATTCCCTTTCAGAATATCTGCAATCACGCAAATTTTTATACAATTCATTTACGCTTTCATAAATATTATATAAATCTACACGGTTCAGATTTTCTATTTTAATGATTCCTTTACAATATACATCGCTTTGCTGTAATCTAAAAGTATAATCAACAGCGTATCTCTGTATATTTTTAATACCATAATCCCAATACTTGTTGATAAGATGTGTTTCGAGTTTAGATGCAATATATTCACTATCAAGGATATAGCATTCAATCTCATCACAATATTTCATCCATGAGAAATCATTTTTAATATGTTCGTTATGTCTGCGAATTAAATCGTTTGTTCTTCCAACATATCTTGGTGTTCCATTATTCAAATAAACATATACATAATGCTTCATATTATCTCTCTTTCATTCTTGGATAAAAGCGAAAAGGGAAGTCATACCTTCAGTAGAGATTTTAATATCTTCCAACTCATCATAGGTGATTGAGAGGGAAGGCTTGTCTACTTCTGTGGATTCGAGTTCAACGATTGCTTTATGGCAATCATCACGGTATTCTTTTTGGATTTGAATACCTGTTTCCGTTTCAATGAAATTTCCTTTCTCATCTTTTTCGCCATACTTTTCAATGATTTCTTGCAATTTCTCTTTATAAAACTTTTCGTCAGTTTCGGTTGCAGAGAGGAATTTCAAGAACTTATATGCAAGTTTGCCGGCAACTTTTTCCTTGTAGAGCATTGCAACGGTCATTCTTGCTCTCATAATTTCAAATAATTTCATTTCTTTATCTCTCCTTTATTGATTTAATAATTTTGAAAGTTGCTCTTTCAATTCTGTGTTTTCTTTTTCGAGTGCTTCAACTTTTTCTTCAAGCGTAGCGACACGTGGTTTGAGAAGTTGGATTTGCCAAGTGTTGAGTGAAATAAATTCTTGGTATCTTAAATGCCAATTTTGTGTGCCATCCTCTCTATTCATTATAACTACACCAGCAAAGTCTTTTGTTGTTAATCCGGCTAAAACCAAAGCCTGCTCTGTGTCTTGCGCTATAAAACCAGTATGCAACCTATCTGATGTACCATCGTTATATTTATAAGTAACCGGATGTAAATTATCAAAGAACAAATCATACGAATTAGAAATGTTTTTAATCGTGTTCTTCTTGTTTTTGTCAGAAACAACAGAGATTGCACTAACACTATACCACGTTCCGCCAAGCATACCGCTAAATGACGAAAAATACGTATTATATCCAGTAGTATTTCTAATGGTTGTTCCCATTTCGAGAGAATTGCTTTCGTATGAACCATTGGCAATTTTTGCCGAGCCTCCAAGATAACAAAATCCTTGTCCAACGTAAAAATAGTTATGTCTTTCGGAATCACAAATTCTAAAAGACTCACCATTATCCATCGTTTCAAGCCAAATTTTATCTCCTTGCATTTTCAAATCGCCACCGATGATTGTTCCACCGGAGAGTGTACCAGAAAATGAGCCGTTAATTACATTTAGACCATTTGCGTTAATTTGTGAAGCGGTCAAAGTACCACTAATATTAGCGGCTTTAACAATAAGGTTAGCCGCAGTTACAGTCGTTGTTTTGATTGTATTATTTGTAATGGTCGTAATCTCCGAGGTTGTCGGAATATCGCTTGTCTCCGCAACAGTGGATGGAAGTTGACCAATAGTAAGAGTGCCAGTGATATTAGCCGCTTTTACTTTGAGATTGGCAGCGGTAACGGTTGTTGTTTTGATTGTATTATTGGTTATCGTAGTAATTTCAGAGTCAGTAGGAATATCACCAGTAACGGCTATGCTTCCCGCAGAAATCACACCACTAACATCAATTTGAGATGCCGTGAGTTTTCCAGTTACATTTGCCGCAGCAACTTTTAAGTTTGTTGCGTCAATCTTATCAGCCGTAAGAGTAGGAATTCGTGCAGTATCAATTGTACCACTCGTAATATGGGCAGAGTCGATTGTAAGTTTGCCATTGACAATGCTACAACCACCAATTTCACCCTTCGTTGCAACAACCTCGCCTTTAATATAAAGGTTTCCACTCTTTGTAAAAGTAAAAAGGCTTTCCGAACTGCTAAAAATCTTAACAAGATTCGTTTCGTCATTCGGACTTACCATAAAGGTATAAGAACCATTGGTGATATTTAATCCGTTTCTATTGAATTGGAGCGTTGAACCAGAATTGTAAATGCCTAATTGCTCACCAAGAATAATTTTACCGATAAGAACTTCGCCATTGATACCATAACCATATGTAACCTCTTTTGTAAGAGGGTCAATATAGTAGTGACTTCCGATTGCTGTTCTTACCGTCTGCCAATTATCGCTTGTAATCGCAATAGTCGAGTTGATAATCTTCAACTGCTCGTCACTATAATTGTCAAGTAAAGGCTGGTATTTTCTAAACAGCATTCCGTGTTCGTCAAACACATAATCTTGATTATCGGCACTATTCAAGATTTTCAAATTGGTAAGAGCCAATCCGTGAGTAGACCAGTCATCAAGTTCATCTCTGCTATCTTTTCCTTTGGACGCTTGATTTTTAACATTGTCGTATGTAGAACCCATTGCTCTCGAATTGTCAAGAACATCTCGAATGTCCTTAATGTCATCTCGAATTTCTCTAACGTCAGAAAAAGTCACCGATAAATCATTCAAATTATCGAAGTCAATATCGAATGATAAAAGTCTGATTTTATAAATATTACCATCACACTCGATATGAATAAAGTTTCCAAGTTCAAAGTTGTCAAGTAACTTGTCGAATTCTTTCATAACGAGCAAGTTCTTTAATGTAGAACTAATTGTGTGTTGCAAATTTGCCGACTTATATAAATCGGACTTTGCGAGTTCAACAAACTGTTTTGCTCTCTCGAACAACTGGGCATTATTTAAGCCATCGGAAATGTAATTCGGATTTGAATATGTATCTTCTCTACGATAGGCAATAAATGTGTGCCACAAGTCAGTTCCAAGATAAGTCTCAAAATTCAAAGCATTTTGAATAGCATTGCGGTTGTCAATTATCTCATCTTGAACACTTCCGATTGTTGCAATCTCTGACTCTCTCAAACCGATTTCTGAACTAATATATCCCAACTTGTTTTGATAAGGAACATATAAATCCACATATAAGTCTTGGTCAGATTCCACCCAAGTGGTATTACTTCCGCAGCCTTGCTCAATAAGAATGTTAATACACGCTTGGCAACTATCATAGAATGCTTGAAGTCTATTCAGAGAATACTTTTTCAGTTCATTCTTAAAATTGCTATCCGACATTCCAAACAATGTTACAATGTCGGTTGCGGTATTTGTGTTATTCGCAAGAGATTTATCGAGCATCTGTTGCACATAACTTTCGTAGTTGTCGGTAATAGTTACCGAGATTGTGCTACTCGTTGCAGTATCTTCTTCGTCATGATAATTAGTCACAGTAAAACAACCAGTCCAAACCTTATTGGAGTAGGTCGGCTCTCCAAGTATTCTTACTTGATAACGATAATCGACTTGTGCTTTTGCCATAGCAAGAACGGCACTATTTACCGTTGCACCGGAAGCGTAATCAATAGAATAAACGGCAACAGGAGAAATTTTTGCGGCGGTCAATTTTGCAGCCTGTTCCGCAGCGGTTGTTCCAACGGTTTCGATTGTCGGCATTAACTTGCTCTGTAAAAGCAAATTAAAATCAATGGTGTGATAATAATTTTCCATAAGAGCAGGAAAGCCAACGATTCTTTCAGGCAATGCTACAAGTTCTGGCTTATATCCCAAATACTTTGTTACAAGTGCATTATAAGATGTTCTTAAATCCTCGGTTGGAGATACAACGTGTTCATCTTGATAATAAAGGTTGAGTTCGTCATAAGATGCAATTTTCTCAACTAATTCTTGCGGCATATCATCTTTCATAAATTGCGGAATATACCACAAATAAGAACTTCCATTTGGATTACAGTTGATAGCCGTTGCGGTCATCAACTCGTCTCCTGCTTCCAATTTGAAACAGTTTTTAATAGCGTCCTTATTAGTCTCGAATGCAACTTCATCCGTCAAATTGTGCTTTGACACAAAAATCCCCATATCCACGCCATATGGTGCTAAAACATTTTCACTTCCGCACTCGCTACAAACCTTCTCAAACTCTCCACGAGAACGACACTCTAAACAATATGATTTTAAGTCGTAAACTCTAATTGCTCGGTCAGGTTTGCCTTCAGCATTAGAATGAACAGAGAAGTCAATATAACATTCAAGTTCTTTCGCTACATCTTGCAGAGCATCATAAATTGTGTTTCCGTCAAATGAAAAAGACCTTTGGATTGTTCTTAAACTTACTGGAACTGAAACAATTCTATAATGCGGGGTTTTAGCCAATAATCTATCAAGCAAAGAACGAGATGCATCTGCGGAATCGTAAAATACAGTTGGAGAATAATCGTCTCTCTTAATGTCGGTTTCCGTATTGATTTCCATTTTATAAACATTCGTTTGCGACAGTTCATCTTCTGCAAGAGAAGTTGCGGTAACGCTTTTAACACATACATTTCCGTCACTTGTTTGAACATGGATTTCATACCACAAGTCGAGTTCCTTAATCCACATAAGTTTACAATCTTGGATTTCATTCCAAATTCTCAATGTGTGATTGTTGTTTACTTTATAAACAGAAAACTCAACCGACCAAGGAGCATTCATTTCTCCGTGTACTTTCAAGTGGTGTGCCGGCAACGTTCCAAGTTTTGTACCATCTTTCCTTGCAAGTACGAGAGTAAATGGTCTCGGATTATGCAAAGAATTAAATGATAATCTCATTTATTGTACCTCCTTTCTTTTAGAATGTTTCTTTGATAATTGGGTCATAAGAAATAGTAACCACACAAGGCAATGAGAAAGTGAATCCGTTTGAAATATTATCGAGCGAATTTGTGATTTGCGGAAAAACGAAATTAAAATCATTCAAAATGTTTCTTGAAAGAGATGTTTCGATTATCATATTTTCTCCGTCAATCTTTATCACTTCTCCCATTGTGCAGTTCTTTATATATGTAGAAATTCCCATTGTAGTGTTTGTGATAGTAAGGTCTCCGCTTGCACTACAAGTAATTTCAAAATTCGGGTAAGTGTCTCCGACATCATCGGACACATCTTTAACATTGAATGTTTTAAGTAAATGCGTTCTCTTAATGTCGAAAGTATATTTTTCGGTTTCCCCATAAGCATATGGTTTGTCCGTTTCCATAGTAAGCCTAAATCCATAGACTTGTTCAGCAATTTTGATTTTCTCAATATTGAAACTTGCATTGAAGAAGAAAGTATCAATATCAACATCGTCATACAAAACCCTAAACTTATAGAATTTACCACGATTTAACCAACGCATAATGTCTCTACATTCGTCAGATGTAAAGGGCAAGTCCTCGTTATCTATAACTTCTGGATTTTTACAAATATCAAATGTTGCAGTAATACATTGGTCGTATTGAATTCCGGAAAGAGAATTCTTTTTTCCGTAATCTCGTGTAATTTTATTAAATGTGATAGAAGAACCAGCACTGGCAACTTTTGTTCCAGAAGAATCTTCAAAATCACAAACGATACAGTTATAGTCGCTTAACCATCTGCCATCGTATTCAAAATCTGTTGCGTACATACTGATACCTCCTTTCGTTATACGCAAAGAGAGATGACTGTAAAGCCATCCCTCTTTTTATTTCCATTTATAGTTGTACTTTGCAAGTGGACTTCCGCCTTTAAGTCTACCTAATGTCATAGCCTCAATCATTTTCTCGAATTTCGGGTCGGATTGAAGTTTTGTCACGAAGTCGTTATAATCTTCTACCTTATCAATCGGGATTGTGATTTCAAAATGATTTTCAACATTGATTGTTTCGGTATGCTTTGAGAGACTTGAAATCTTGTCCTCTAATCCAGGCACTTTACCTTGATATGTAATCGGCTCGAACATAGAGTAAAGAGGATTACTAACACCAATGCTGTCACTTGCCAAAGCACGAAGCATATCACGAAGGGAAGCAATGTTTTGAGTATCTTCGGCATCAAGGAATGCTTCGGGTTTAGATTTTACTCCGTCAACCCACGCAAGACCTGTATAATCAACAAGACCGCCTTCCTTATATCTCGCTGCTTTTCCAGTAATAGACTCATAATATCCCTTTAACCACTCATACGCTGATTTTGCAGTTTCAATGTTATCCGTTGACATTGCCGCACGTGAACGTGCTTGCCACTGTTGAGATGATACATAGAAGTATTCTTCTCTGCCATTTGCTTTGTTATCAGCAATCATATCATTCGTAAGACCCTGAATGGCATTTCTATAATCTTGGATAGTTGTATATGGTCTTATTGCCGTGGGCATTTCTGTTCCAGAATAAGTGTGTGCTGGAATTTCAGGCTGGGTAGAATTTGGAACTTCTGATTCTGTTGGTTCTGTTGGATTAGTTGCTCCGCCAGAGTTGTCTGGATTTGTTGTAACTGTGCTATTGTTTGTACTATTCGTCTTAATATTAGAAACCAAGGTTTCAATATTTCCAAGAGTAGTACCAACGGTAGTCATCTTTGTATCGAAATCATCATTGAATGTAGATACTACTGTTCCGACTCCGCCAGCCGTATTCCAAATGGTAGACATATTGGAAGAAAGCGTAGTTCCGAGAGAACCGAGTGTTCCTTGAATTTCAGTTGCGCCATCATTGATTGAAGCAATACAATCGGAAATTAAAGTATCAACATCATCAAGTCTCTGATTAAGAATTTGCTCGTAATCGTTATACAAACGGTCAAGAAGTTTCTTTTGGTCTGCTATGAACTGGTCATATTCAGTCTCTTGAAGTTCTTCTTGTGCTTTCTGAAGGTCAACCTTTAATTGCTGAATTTGAGCCTTTGCTTCTTCCGAAGTATCATTCTCATAAGCAATGATTTGCTTTTGCAACGTGCCGATTTCTTGTGTAATATCGGAAACCTTGTTCTGATAATCATACAAGTCTTTTGCAGAATCAAGAGCCTCTTTATACTTGTCAATGAGGTCTTTCATTGCATCACATTGAGCGTCTATACCCTCTTTAACGAGGTCAATCATTGCTTGCTTTTCATCTTCCGCAGCAAGAATGCTATCTCTTTGTAATCCGAGAAGTTCTTCTTTCCTATCAATCAGGTCTTGATTGTAGGGATTAGTCGCAAGTTCTGCTTCGATTTTAGCAAGTTCTGCGGCATATTGCTGTGATTGCTTTAAGTAAACATTGTAGTTGACACCGTGCAATCCCATTGCGGCATTTCCAAACTCTGTAAATGCACCCTTGTCATCGACCATATCTTTTCCGCTCATAAGGTCGAGCAGGAAGTTAGATTCATCGGTGACTTGTGAATTCAACTTTTGCTGATAGTCGAAATATTCCCACTCAATGTCTCGAATGGTATTGCTATAATCTTGAACAGCAATTTCGGCTTTCTGAATGGACTCCTTAACCTTGTTGATTGCGGAGTTCATTTTGTTCCATTCTTCGCTACCTTCTTTGACTTCTCCGGAAAGGATTGCGTTTTGGAACTCTGTCGTAAGAGCAGCCAACTCATTTTGAAGTATAGTAATACGATTTTGCTCAACACCACGAAGTTTTTCATAGTAAGTCGTAGTCCTTCTCAAACCAGACTTTTCCATTGCGTCTATGGCGTTCTCGTATGTATTAACCAAATGGTCAAATTCGGATAAGTCGCTCTCGTAAGACTTTTGAATAGACTCAAATTCCGTTGAACCAGTCTTGCTCATTCCGAGCAAGTTAGCCATAAACTGATTGAACTGTGCAATATCTTCGCTTGTTGCGAGGTCTTTTGCATATCCACCAAGTTTGTCACTTGCAAGACCGTTATAGGTCTCCATCAATGTTTGAATGGCTTCTGCGAGGTTGTCGGTATCGTCAGCGAGTTCGGGGAATTGTCTGAACAATTCGACAAAATCTTCGTTCTCAAAACTTCCGTCTTGATAGGATTCGAGTGCGGATTTAAGAGTGTTGATTTTCTCAATATAGTCATCAACTATGTCAGAAAAGTCATCATCTGCAATGAGTTCGGAGAAAGAGATTTTATAATTTGCTAAACCGCCGCCGCTTGTGTAGAACTTCGCAAAATCAGACTGCGCCCTCAAAGTGTTGTTGATTGCATTCTCAATTTGTTCTTGCGTTCCTACGAAATCATTAGAGGCGATAGCACCTTTAATTAACTCATCTCTAAATGCTTCAAATTCGGTAGTTGTTGTTGGAATGTCTCTACCAATAAGATTTTCATAGATATGAAGTTGAGCAGAGGTTTCATTTATTTCGGAAATAGTATCATTGTATTCCTTGACTTTCTCATTAACTTCTGCATATTGTTTATTTAATTGCTCATATACAGGGTTGTCAGTTCCAACTTCTCGTGCAACGAGTTCAAGAGCCTCTTTTAGTTTACCGTGAGAATAAAGTACACCTTCAAGAGTGTCTAAATCTCCACCCCACATATTAGTTCCTTCAATTCCAAACTTAAATTCTCCATTACCAGTTCCGGGTAAATCAGATGTGGCATAGAAATCAGGATGATTATTTAAGACTTCTATTGCTTTTGAAGCATCAGTTCCAGAATCAAAAGTATGTTTATCACCAGTATAGTGATATATATGGTTCATATTAACTGGCTGACTACCACCATGTATATCTACTGTTTCGGATTCCGCTGCTTTAATAATCTTGTTTTTGGTGCTTGATAAATGGGATTGTAAATCAGTTAAAGATTCTCTTAATGCAGAGGCAGAAGCCGCTTTAATCGCATCATCAACAGAACCGTATTTTTCAATAAGACCGTCAAGTTCTTTTTGTTCAACTCCTAAAAGTTTCAACAATTCATTTTCGGTCTTAATTAAATCCGTTTTTCTATTGTTATTTGTTTTAACTTCCTTTGATAATTCGAGATATTGGTCAGTAAGATTTGTAATTTCATCACCAAGTCTCGCTGCTTCGTCAGCCGCTTTCTTGGTTAATTGATACTGTTCTTCTGCCGCTTGCTCTGCTGCTTGTTTTACTTTTTTATACTGTGTAACAAGCAAAGATAAGACAGAAATGATTCCAACAATTATTGCTACGATTGGATGTGCAGCAATAGCATCTAATGCTCCCTTAAAAGCATATGTAACCGTTGTTGCAATTCCTGTTACGGCATTGTATGCACTTGTTGCTACGGTAGCCGCACCTGTTGCCGTTGCAGATGCACCAGCAGCCACAGCCGCTTTTGCTTCCTCTGCGGTTAATCCCGCCTTTACTAATAATGCCTCTTTTTCTTCATCTGTCAACTTGCTTCTCAAAACATAATGGATTGCTTGTTCTTGTGTTAGTCCCTTTGTTGACTTTGAAAGTGCATCTATTGCATTAGACGCTTGCATATAATCAGATGCTTTGATTATACTTCCTACTTTACTTAATCGCACAATCAATAAACGGTAAAATATTCTAAAAATTCTATTGACATTTAGAAAATAATCTGATATAATATGTATATAATTTCAAAGGAGGCATATAAGATGGATATTGAAAAGAGCATAATAGATTTTGAGTGTCCATATTGCGGAAACAATAAATCGGAGGTTACAAAATCTAAAAATTATGAATATGGTATGTGTACCTTTTGTAATAAGAGAACATTTTATAAAGACCTTATTATGAAAACGGCTGAAACATACCAACCAGTACGCTGTCCTTATTGTAATTCAACAAGCGTATCTAAAATAACAAATACGCAAAAAGCAGGATTGACTGCTATTTTTGGTATTTTTGCCATTGGTAAAACCACGAAACAATGGCATTGTGGTAATTGTGATAGTGATTTTTAGCACGTGGAGTATGCCTTAATAGCAAATAAAATCTGGCTTTTATTTACTATGAGGAATGGTACTCTCTGAACGTTCTTGTTATAAAAATCTTTATCCCGACATCGCTTTCACGATTGTTACTATCGGATTATATGATTAAACCAGTTTGGCTAACAAGTGCGCTGCTCGTTACTAATTGTATATCTGTCCGGCATTATTTTTTAGCCGTAGAAAACTTGCCCTCGTGTGCTAACGATTTGACTTATTTACCTTGTTTTTCGGTTACTTCCAATAGGGAAGTGGAGCAAGTGTTATAGATTCAAGCAATTTTTCCTCTTTGTATTTTAGAACCTTCATCCTACGGAATTATAGTATCGCCATAATGATATTTCTTTTCCCATAGTAGACCGACATTATGTAGGAAGTAATGTGCAACCTTAATAGGTTAATCGAAGTTCTTAATAAATGCGGCAAGTCCAATACCAGCAATAACAGTTCCCATTGCACCAAGATTGTCAACAATCCAAGTTAGCACATTAAGGAAATCTGTTCCAAGGTCAATCAGTTTGCCGAGAGAATCGTCATCTAAAAATGTTCGAGAAAGTTCTTCCCAAGCGGCTTGGAATTGTTTGGTTTTTGCTTCAAGACTTTCCATTTGCTCTGCGTGTTCAAGCATAGCAGAACCAGCAGAATCCTCTGATGTTTCTAAAACATTACGAGCAATATCAAAGTTTGACATTAAGGACGAGAAAACGTTGCCTTGTCTCTTTCCTGCCATCAACTCGATAATGCTTGACTGTTCAATATCTTCGAGTTCATCCCATTTTTCTGATAATTCATCGAGTATATCATATGTCGATTTGAACGTGTTTTCGTCCAACATAATATCGACACCAGACAACTCCATTATTTCTTTCCGTAACTCTGCGGTTGAGTTAGCCATTCCCTCTGTTTCGAGACCGGCTTCCTCTAACTCTGTTTTTGCGGCACGGATACGCATTGAAATTCCATATATTTAGATATATTCGCAACATATATCTTATTGTTAAACCTTTTTCTCTCCAATCTTTTTAAGTTCAGATATAATAAAAGACTCCATATTATCTCTTTCCCAATATGGTACTATGATAATAGGAATCTGATTTTTATGGCAAAATTCAATTTTTGCCTTTTCTCTATTTTGTGTTAATTGTAATTGTTTCTTTGCCCATTTTTCTCCTTTACCAGCGAAATCAACTGGTCTATAATGTTGCTCTCCATTATATTCAAAAGCAATGTTTTTATCAATGTCAAAAGCATCAAATTTTAATTTTGATTTATATTCACACCCATCAATAGTATGTTGGGAAATTACATTAAATCCTAACTTTTTCAAAATGTCAAGCATTTCTCTTTCAGAGTTTGACATATTGCAAGCCGGACATCCTGCGCTTTTATTTAATAAATTTGCTGGATAACCAAGCCATATAGCATTGTCAAGTTTACACTTACATTGTATTTTTCGATGAGTGTTTTTGTATTCTCCCAGAATTTCTATATTTGGATTTGCCTTTGCCATTTCTAAAACAAAATCACTATGAGTTTTTGTTTCTCCTTTAATTGCCTTTTGTTTGCCACATTTTGGGCATCCAGAGCCATTTGTCATAAGAACCTTCGGGAGAGTAGTCCATATATTACTACATTGCTTACATTTGCAAGTGATTGGTTTCTCGTTTCCTAAATATTCGGAAATCAATTCAACATCTTTATTTTTAATAAGAGGAATAATTTCTGTTGTCGTTTTGTATCTTCCAGAACAATAAGGGCAACTCTTTTTATATTCTTTGAAGTGAGACCAATCACGAGATTGTATTCCTTTTTCTTTGTGCTTGTTACACACATAATCAATTATTGTTGTTCCTTTCAGACTCTCTTTATGAGTTCCTATGAAATTCTTTGCATTTTCTTATATAATCATCTTCTGTATATATTTTTCTTTTATCCATCAATATGTGTCAAAAAGTTTAACAATACTCATACCTTCATATGAGAGTAGACTATTTCTTAACCACATCTAATATAGATAGAGGTCATACCTTTTCCATTTAACAGATTTTCACTGACTTCATTTGCGATTAAGCCGTACTCCTAATGTTACAGATATTCGGGATTTCCGCCCTTATTCTCAAAGTCTGTAACCCGACTTGGGGATAGTCGTTGAACGTTCACCCTCGACTAATAACATATGGTCTATGTATAACGTTAGGGTGCTTCGCTGCAAGAACTGTGATTGTAATAGTAATTAGGTTTTTGACCATATACCATCCTTGCGTTGTTTCTACTTTCGTACCATCATAACGTGATTTCTCCATTATTGTGGTGCAAGGCTTTACACTTTACCTGCAATTAAATATGTTCACTATGCACATTTCTGTACATAAAGACAATTTAGAAAAAAATTTTGTCTTGAATGCCGTGCCAACAGCATCAGGGTCTTGAACAACTGTGTTTGCTGCCGTGATTAAAGCAATGCTTTGGTCGAGCGTGTTGTTTGCCGCAGCAAGAGAAGATGCTGACCTTTGAAGTGCTTCTCCGATTCCACCAGATGAAATTGCAAAATTATTGCCAACAGCATTAAATCTATCAACAATCCGAATTGCTTCATCTGCCTCTATATTAAACGCAGTCATTGTGGAAACAATACTTTGTGTTGCCACTTCAACCGATTCTATATCATCACCAACGACAGTATATATATTTGCGACTTCTGCAAGTTTTTCTGCTTCATCTATTCCATATCCCAACCTTGCAAAACCAGCAGTTGATTCAACTAAATTACTTATTGTTGTTCCAAGTTTTTGTGCTTTCTTGCCCGCATTATCCAAAAACGCATCATAAGACGCATCTGCTTCGTTTGTAACTTTTTTAAGTTCAATCATAGCAGTGTTTATATTATAAACGTTATTGTACATCTGCTTAAAGGCGTTAATTAACTGATAAATTATAGTTGATACAGAAACATATTTTAATATACTCTTAAATGAGTTTACAAATGTGCTTCCAAATTTTTTGCCCGTTGCATCTGCAAGTTTTGCGGAAGTAGTTACATCATCAAACTCTTTTTCAATCTTTTTTAATTCTGCTTCCGTTAATTTACCGCTTTGATTTAGTCCGTCCAACCTTTTTATCAAATTTTGAATAGTTGAACCGCATTTTTTGGCTGCCGCAGAATTATTATGTAGCCAAGTCTGCATTCTATTTGTGAGTTTATCGACTTGCAGAGCAGATGCGGTTTTGCTTGATTGAACAGCAACCGTTGTAAGATTGTTCTTTACTCTTTTCAAAACGGTCTCATATTCCGTATAAGCAGAAATAAGTTTTTCCGTATCATCACCAGATGTATTCATTTTTGCCGATAATTCATTTAATTTCTCTATATCGGCTTTGATTACTGATAATTTTGAATGACCAGAAGCACCAAATTTTTCAAACTTCGCAGTGACGCTCGCTATTGCAGATTCAATACCGCCGCTATTCAACTTTGCATTGATTCTACTTGCAAATGCCTCTGACGCTTTGCCACCAAGCCTACCCAACTGACTTTCAATGTTTTCACCTTTGATATTTCCGAGATGAATAGTAAACTTGTGGCTATCTAATACCGCTTGGATTTGTGACGGAAGCCCTTTTGTATTCAGTGTGAAGTTGTTGAGTACAAGCGGATGCTTCTTTGTTATATCTTTTAGTTGAGACGGTATTTTAGAAGTGTCTAAATCCGCAATAACTCTTGCACTAAAATTAGACAAATTTATTAACCTCCGTTTCCTTATTATTTAATAAAAATTGCACCGCTCGTTAGGCGGTGCTTTAATTATTTCGTTTCGGCTGTTTCTTCTTTGTTCTTATCAAGCAACTCTTGAACCTCGTCAACGGTAATCTTACCATCTTCAAGGGCATCAAGAACGCCAGTTCCGAGTTTTGCGAAATAAGTCCAGTCGTTGTTCTCCCAAGCACTAACAAGTGCGGCAACGATAGTTGCTACGATAGAGAGAATCTGATACCAAGTAGCACTTGCGAAAGAAGATGCACCGATAACGGCAATTACTTGGTTTACAATAGCGAGAATTAAAGTAGCGGTACGAATAATCGTGCCTTTATCTACGCTTGCGAGTTTGGCTTTAATCTTTTCAAAAAACTTTTTCATGATTAACTCCTTTACTTAATTAAATAGTTTGTGGTTTGTAATCTCAAATCGTCCAAACTCAACTTTTTGAGACGAGTATATGGAATTCTTATCATAGGAATGTTGTGGTCTTTGCACCATTGATTTTTGAATCTATCTCTTTTAATTCGACTCTCGAATGAGAGGAAATTGTCATACATCGGGATTGGCTTGTAGTGTTGTTCACCATCAAATTCAATCATATAATCACAATCAGAGAATTGGTTAATGCGGAAATCGAATCTTGGATAACCGCCTGTATCTTCACACTTGCAATCCAAATATGGTTTATCGTGAATAAATGGGATATTGTTTCGGTTAACATCTCATAAAACTTTTTCTCACCCATTGAAATGCCGGCACATATTTTGCACCTATCCTTGCCATATTGTAAGAGCATTGCAGAAGAAACACTTTCGGTTCGTCCACACAAATTGCACTTACAAACCCAACGAGCATGAGTGCCTGGCTTTTGATTAGAGCAATTATCTTTTTCTAACACCTTCAAATGACCAAACTCCTTATTTGATAAATCTATAATTTGACCATTTGAAATTCGTTTTGATTTGTTACAGCCGCAATCAACAACTCTGCCAGAAGTTAAATCACAACTTCTAACAGATTTTGTTTGACCACAAAGACCACATTTACATATGTAATATAAATGTTTTCCACCTTGATATTGTTTGTTCTCATCAATCGAAACAACAGTTAAATTTCCAAATTCACGATTTAATAATCTTTCTCTCATTTTCTTCTGTTGAGGATTGTGTTTGAGATGTCCACAAGATTTTGTGTTTTCACTTATTAAATCATAAATACGCACGGTTGTTTCTTTATCACAACTGCATCGGCAAGTGCATGACTTATTTCTTTCGTCAATCGCCAACACAGTAAGTTCATTGAACTTCATTCCTACTCTTATTAAATCTTTCTTTAACATATATACCTCCGAGATTTGACATAAATAAAAGCCTAACGTTTCTCGTTAGACCAGATAGTAAGTAACTTATCTAATTTTTCATTTCTCATATAAACCCAAAACATTGCTTGGCTATTCGGATTTACGGCACATATTTCATATTTAATACCGTTTTGATATAAAAAGTTTCTTAACGAAACACTATAACAGCAATATAATTTTTTCATATTATAAATCAGATAATCCCTTCTGTTCTGTTTTCTTAATTCCATCCTCTCCGAAGTATTTATCGAATTGAGTATCAAGTTCACGGTCATCATAAATACGGAGCATATCAGAACTACTCCAACCAATGATGTCTTGAACGATTCCCTCTGGTAAATTTGCTTCTAAAAGGCTGGTACAAAAATAGTGTCTAACACTATGGAAATAAAAAGGTTGTCCAATAAGTCTCGAAAATGTGTTTGCCCACGAGTTCATAGTAGAAATACCAATGCTCTCGTCAACATATTTTCCGTCAACATAGTCTGGGAATAACGTATCGGTTGTAATTCCCAATTCTTCTCTTTGTTTGAGCCACAAATTAAGATAAGGTTTGAACTGTTTTGCGAGAATATAAATATCAAGCAATTTACCTCTTTGACCTCTACCTTTTGTGACTACTTTTTCTGGTGTTTTGTATAACGCTCCATTACAAATTAAGTTTTCGTCATCAAAATACGAAACCTTAAAACGAATAAGTTCGGCTTTTCGTCTACCACTATTCATAGCGAGAGAGAGCATACAAGCCTTGTCGTATTCCTTTCTTTCTACTAATTTGTCAAGTAAAGTTTGTAAATCAGTAGTTTGGAATACTGTTTTCTTACGAACCGCCTCATTTGCCGGCGACTCAATTTTGTTCCAAATTTGTTTATAGTCTGGGTATTCATCATCCAAGATAGTAATTATGTAGTTCTCCAAAGAACGCATAACTGCCTTAACGGTTCTAACTCTACTTGGAGACCAATTCCACACATTGAGTGCGTGATTTTGGAATTTTGTAATCTCACGCTTTGTTAATTCAACGAAACTCTTATTTTTATTAAATTCTAAATTCCAGCACCAAAAGACGTGTAAATTCGCCTTGTACTGTTTAATTGTTGATTTTGCTCTATCTGTGGAAGTGAGATATTCCAGAAAGTCATCTTCGAGTTGTAAGTTATCTTCACAAACCTGCTCCAACTTATCTTCGGATGTAATGCTATTGTAAACTGTGGAACGACCTTCAGTTTGTTTTGCCATAATATCACTTCCTTTTGGGTTTACTTTTTATTGTATTTCAATTTGAACCTTTTTCGTAAGGCTCTATTTAAGCCTTTACCAATTTCTTCTTCCGAGCGTTTCCAGAAGCCTTGGCGACCCACTGGAGGACGAAGTTTATAGTAAGAGGCTTGGTTGTGATTTTCTGCCACTTCAAGAACTTGCTTCATTGTAGGGTTCTTTCCGCTCGTATATCTATGACTTGTTTCCAAGTATGCCTCGAATGATACAGAACCACTAACAGGACTTGTAGTTTGCGTTGCAATGGGAGTTACCTTCGGTGTTTTCTTCATTTCTCCTGTTCTCTTATATACTTTTGGTTTTTTAGAAGTATAGAAGTTATCCATTTCGCTATCCATAGCGGTCTTGGCTTCCTGTGATGCTTCTTGCATACATAACTCCATCTCTTTCAATATCATTTGCGTTAATTCCTGCATATTATTGGCAGATTTCATTTACATCACCTTTATTTATTTTTAATGATTAAACCTTTGCCATACTCGGCAATTACCTTGTTCAAATCAGTTCCGTTTGATACCTCTTTTACAATCTTTGTCAACGATGCGATATTTTCTGGCGTAGCCACAGAACCGAGGGTGTTGATAAGGTTTTCAAAAGTACCCTTAATCATATCGACAACATTGGTCAGTGAAGATTTACGATGGTTTACCATATCCTTTGCGGCATTGTATGCACAGCCAAAAGTCATCTCAACTTTCGTGCAATCACAAATTGCTGCATTATATGCATCAATAAACTCGTCATCGGCTACAATGTCCTCAATATCCAAGATAGTATGTAAATCGTGTCCGAGTTCTTCACTATCAAGATGGCTCTCTTTAACACAGAGATTCCAGAACAAACGCATAGCGTTCAACTCACCAATATAAGGGTGATAACTTCCGTCCTCATCAAAGTATTCAAGTGCAATAGCGTTGACCAAAGAAATGTAGTCGGTCATAGACAATTTTGTTTCTACAACAATCTTTTTATCGTTCATTTTAATTCCTCCAAAAATTCTTCATTTATTCGATTTCGATTATAGGTTTGACATTAAGTAATCCAAATCATATGTATATCGTGTTCTTGCTTTCTTTTGCGGAATAACAAAAAAAGGAATATTTAATAATTCCAAATCCGACAAAGTAAAACTCTTTTTTTGTATGGCATTCATAATCATATTCATATCCTTAATGTCAAGAAATATGGTTTTTTCTAACGCTCTGAATTCAATAAGAAATCCACAAGTAATGCCATCATACTTGTTCCATTCGTTGAGACCTTTAATCTGATGGGCGTGTATCACGCCTTTATCTTCCTTGTCTCTCTCGAAAGAGATTGATTTCTCTTTAACCGTTTTTGCTTCCAGAGCATATAAACGATGTCTTTTAGAATCCCACATTAAATAGTCAAATGGGTTCTTTGAACTAAATCGCAAATTTGAACTCCCGCCAAACGATTGGGCGGGGTCTTGCAATCTATAAAGCAGGGCATAGTCGGGAACTGATTTTAATAATTGTGATTCAAAGACTTTCCCTACATTTTTACTCATAAAAATCCCTCATTTTGTCGGGCGATTTTCAATCCATTTCTTATACACGAAATTTGTTTCGCTTTTGAGATACCAGCAAGTTAATTTTCCGGGTTCGCCCTCTTTTTCCCAAATAAATTTAGGCTGGCAACCGTGTTTCGCATAAAATATCTGTTGTTTAATGAAATCAATCGGAACAAGATTATCTCGACCATAACACTCGAAAGCCTCGTCCAATGTTTCAAAATTCAATGTTTTGTTCATTTCTGTATCTCCCAGTAATGCGGTAAAAATAAGGAGGCAAAAACTCAAAATGTATCGTATTGAGTCTGCCTCCTAATTTAACTACAATACAATCAGATTATTTATTCTCTACAATAGGCTCATTGTCGCCAATGTCATTTTCTACGATTGTTTTCTTCGATTTCTTCTTGGTCTGAACCTCTGGTTCATCCAATTTATCAACTACGGCATATCTGTCGTTTTCAAATTTTACAAAAACCTTTTTAGCATCACGCTGAATTGAGGGAAGTTGTACCTCGACCTCTCCGAATTTAACAACGGTAACAGCACTATTGTTGAGAAGAACAGTACATTCTTTTGTCATTAAATTGTCCTTTCTCATAAAAACAGCCACAGTGCTTGTACACTATGGCTGTAATTATATGTATGCTTATTCAGCGTTCTCGGTATCTTCCATGATGTCCATAACATTACCATCTTTATCTGCAAGCAGATTGAAAGTAATAGTTAAGGAAGCAGGGTCGCCCTCGGAACTGAAGGAGAGTTCAAGGTTTCTCTCAATAGCAGCCTTATATGCAGTGATGATATAAGGAGTAAGAGTACCTTCCTCGTCTTTCTCAACAGTGTTCATAGTGATGAAGTAATCCTTGGGAACTTTCTTGTTGTTGAAAGAAACTCTCTTAACACCGGCGGTACGGTCAACAATATAACCAACCTCGTACTCTGCATCTTCTGTGATTGCAGAAGTCTCGGTAGGTGTGAAAGTACCACCTGCGAAAGTACCTGCGATTGCTGCGCTCTCATCACCAAAAGAGCCAGCGGGATAAACGAATACCGTACCTGCTCTTACAGTGCCGGATGTTTCCTCAATACTGATTGTGCTGTCTGTTGCAACAATAGTCTTGTGAACAGCCTGAACGCCCTTGGACTCGATAGTACCATCAGAGAAAAGTGCATATACTCTGAAAGGCAATACCTGCGCTTCAACAGTCATAGTTCCTTCAAGGGGATTATGGAAAGCGATTGCTCTCAATCCCTTTGCTCTCGCATAAACAGCATCGCCAGTCAAGCCAGCAGTAGTTGTGTTAGCGGTGTCAAGGAATAAGAAAGGAGCAAGTGTTTTCAAAACACGAATGTCTACGTCACAGACCTGTCTATTCGCCTTATTAAGTTCTGGCATAATTTTATTCCTCCTATTTTGTCTTATCTTACGATAGGTTATTTCTTATCATATATATTTTTATACCAAAGCGCAGGGTCAAAGGTTTTCTTCTCATCACCCCAAACAGACACACGAGTAGAATCAATTTCATACACAGTATTTGCTTGTAAACGACTAAAACTGTCGAGCAACTGGAAGATAGTCAAATCCCAAATTGAAGTCAAATTCAAAGATGGGTGTTTGCTTGCAACGGCAGATATAATATTTGGTATCGACAAATTTATATCGTTCTTTGCTTGCTTTTTTTGTTCTTTTTGCGCTTTTAGCATTCTTAAATAAAGCCTTTTCGCTTTTGCATTTTTGAACTTTAAGTTTTCAATAGATTCATCTTCTGCGCTCTCAATGCCACAGATTTGCTGAATGATATTAAGCACTTGCGAAAAGGTCGATTCCTGAATAACGCCACGAACCATTTCAGGAATTAGTTTATTCTCATCTGCGTTTTCTTGGAGAATAACAAAAAATCCCTCTTTGTAGATAACCTTTTCCACAAAGAAGAAATTAAGAACATCAATGTAAATATTTCGCACTCTTTCGTCATTCATAATGACTTTATACATAGTCGTTTCATCTTTTTCATCTTCACTCAAAGAATCCCAATATGAATTGCTTGACGAAATTTTCTCGTAGTATGCACTCGGAGATAATTTTGTAAAAACCTCAAAGAGCATAAATTTTTCAAAAGATATGGTGGCGATGTCCTTTAATGTTGGTTTTCTGATTGTTCCGATTGATAGCGAAATCGGACACGGACTTAATTGCGTTCCGTAATCTAAACGCATTATTTGAATGAGGGTACGCTGAACCGAAGTTCGCACCCATACATTCTTTGGGAATTGTAAACATCAACGCTATCCAATGTAAGTTCACCAATTCCGAATGAATTTGCTGTTTCTTTATCATTTATGAGCGAATCAACTACCATTTGAGACAGAGCATCTGTTCTATTTCCGTAGTAACCCTCTTTTGCATAATCGTCAAGAATATCACGATGGCAAATTAAATACATAATTACATTGCATTCTTTCGTTTGAGTATGCAAACTTGGGAATATCACATCATAAAAGATATATGTTTTTGTTTCAGTAATTGTATCGTCAATAAACAAGTGTGATTTCACATAGTTTTTGAATTCCTTTGCGATTTCGGAAGTGCTTTTGCCGGTGGTATCACCGCAAATCATTTCTCGAATATCCTTGTTTTTATATAAAGCGGAGGTTATTTCAATTTTGAATTTGCCTCTTTCAGACAATGTTGACTTTTTTGCCATAAACACACCTCCTTATATAAAGGCAACAATCGTTACTACAATGGTTGATGTTTCATACCCATCGCAACTTAATGATAACTCAAATGAATTATTGATAAGTTTATTGTTGTCGGCAGAAATCATAACGGACTTGTCTACATACTGTACATCTAATTGGTCTACAAAGTCGCAGTTAATGCTCCATACTGGCTCAATATCCGTGACTTCTTTTCCATTAGCGTCAAAAAACTTTGCAGTAAAGACGGTTGGCTCAATACCGTTCAAGATTTCGTGAGTATCGCATTCAATCTCACAAGATAAAATAGGATTTTTATTCTCGGTTTTTTCCTCGGCAACGTTCTCGTTGTCGCATAACCAATATCCTTTTCCGTCAATAACATAATAACCATCAGCCTCATGCTGCTCGTCTTGATATGCCATAAATTCAGAATGACCACTATCTTGGTAGTCATACAAGACATTATCAATTCTGGTTAATTCATATGTAATGAGCGGTTTAGAAGTATCAACAGATACATTCTCTCCAAACCCTTTTTCATAAATCTTGCAACGCCCATCAATAACAAATCGGTGTTTATGCGGTAAGAGTAAACATTCTTCGTCTTTCGGTGTAAGCACCATCAGTTGGTCTGTTCGTGAAGTGTAATATGTGGAATTGGTTTCACCGTTGTTATACTGCGAAGCAGAAGCGGCATTAACCCATCTCTGAACGATTTCACCGGAAGAATTTTTCCACGTTAAGAGATAATTACATAATACTAATATGGACTTTTCATAAATCTTGTTATCGTCCACGAGACCAACAATAAGCCAGAACCTATCTTTGTATTTAACATACATTCCGGCTTTGCAAGTACCTATCTGCGTAAGAATTCTTCTTTGCATTGAATTCAACTTGGTATCTTGCACATTGCCTTCCACAATGGCTCTTGTTTTTGTGCTTTGTGATAAATCAGAAGTAAATACTTCTATATCGTCAGCGATACTTGTCATAAGAGATTCTGCGAAAGTATCTTGTGCTGTACTATCAAAATCTTCGCTTTCAAACCCACTAACTATATCGTGGGATTTGTTCATCAAATACCATTCTTTCATAGTGTCACCGCCTTACGAAAGTGCGGTGGGTTTTTGATTTTCAACCATTTCGCTACTGTTTTTATTAAAATATTCTAACTCGTTCCTTGCGGCTGTCTTTGTATGACCAGCACCGTCAATAGAAAAGTCTTTTCCTACAATAGAAACTTGCTTATTAACTCTTGAAACCTCACGCTCCTGGTAATACTCACGCATAAAAGAAGCGAGTGTATCAATCGCATATTGCGAGAGGGTGCAACCGAATTCAAGGGTTGCAACATCAAAAGTAATCTCGTCAAGTTCTACGGAATATCTACCAACTGCCTTTTTAAGCCATAACAGTTCGAGTTCTTCCGGTATAATAGTTTTATCCCTAAAAGATGATTCAAAACTATCGAAAACCTCTTGTGCTTTTGTGTTATTCATAGTAAGCACCTACCTTTCGGTTTCGATTACAGAGTGTAGCCTGTATATCTTTCCGTGAATCTAATCTTCTGGTAGCCATCCAGTTTCAACTTCTTGATAAGGTTCATAACAGCGTACTTTTCCGCTCTCGTTACTACCTTTTCGGGTA